CAAGCCAGAAGACCCAGGCGGCCTACCAGCAGTATCTGGAGGCACAGACCGAGCAGCAGAAGCTCATCAACGAGCTGAATCAGGCCCAGCTGGATGCCTACGACAGCAAGGTCTCCTACCTGGAAAAGCAGGAGAAGCTGGTGACCAACCGGCAGAACATGCTGGCTAAGCTCTACGGCGACGGGGACCTTGCGGGCCGGGAGGACGCTTACAAGGCTGCGGTGGAACAATACGGAGCCGACAGCGCCCAGGCACGGAAAGCCGCCACCCAGGGCACCATGACCGCCATCATCGGCGTGGGCACGGCACTGGACAGCATGAGCTACAGCCTGAAGAAGGTAACGAACAAGCAGCTGAAGTACGACGAGGCTGTGAAGAAGTTTGGCAAGAACAGCGAGACCGCACTGGACGCACTGGCAGACCTGCAAAGCGAACAGTACAGCTTTGTGGGCTTTGCAGAAAATCTGGCGGATGCCTTTGAGCTGGACGACTCCGGCAAGCGGATGATGATGCAGCTGGGCTACTCCATCTCGAAGAACTGGCGGCCCATTCAAGAGGGCTTCAACAGCGTCTGGGCACAGGTGCAGAAGAGCGCCCCGGAAATGGCCTCGAAGCTTAGCAGAGCCTTTGGCGTGGCCACCAAGGACGGCGTGACCGAAGTGATCACCGACCTCTTTGGCACCATTACCGCCCTTGTGAGCGGTGACTGGGGCGGGGCAGTAACCGGCGGCATTACCACCGTGCTGGACTTTATGGGCACGGAGTTCGGCCGCCTGATGATGAGCAAGGGCATGAACGCTCTGCTGGGACTGCCCAAAGCCTTCAGTGCGCTGGCGCAAGGCGGCGGTACCCTGAAGGTGATGGGACAGGTGGTCAAGGTGACCGGCGTGACCGAGAACCTTGGCAGCATCCTGGGCAACATGAGCGGCCTGCTGGGCTCTGCCACGGGCGGCACGGGACTGCTGGGAGAAGCACTGGGCGGCCTTGGAAGCATCGGTGAGATGATCACCGGCTCCGGTGGCTTACTGGGCGGCCTGGGAGAACTGGGCGGCACTCTGGTGAGCGTGCTGGGCTCCATTGGCCCCGAAGGCTGGCTCATTGGCGCGGCCATTGCGGGCGGCGGACTGCTGATCGCCAACTGGGACAAGATCGGTGATTTCTTCAGCGGGTTCTTTGACTGGCTGGGAAATGCCTTCTCGCACCTGTGGGACTGGATCAGCAACGGCTTCAAAGGTCTGGTGGACGTGGGCGGAAACCTGATCTCCGGCCTGTGGCAGGGCATTACCGGTGCGGCGGGTGCGGTGTGGAACGGCATCTGCGACTTCGGCAGTGCTGTGGTGAACGGATTCTGCGACTTCTTTGGGATCCATTCCCCCAGCCGCGTGATGGCGGGCATCGGCGAATACCTGAGCCTGGGTCTGGCGCAGGGCATCACCGACGAGACCGGTTCCGTGGTGCAGGGCGTACAGGACGTGAGCGACACGGCCCTTTCCACCATGATGGATCTGGCCCAGCGAGTGGGCGACATTGCCAGCGACGACTTTGAGTATGAACCCAGCATTCAGCCCGTAGTGGACATGAGCGACGTTCAAAATGGAGTGGACTGGCTGAACGACACCCTGTTCCAGAACGGCACGGTCGCCCTGAATGCAGAGCGCACCGCAGGCCTTGCCGCCAACGTGGTACGCAAAGCCGAGGTGACCAAGGCTCAGCAGGAAGAGGCGAACAAGGCTGACCAGAAGGCCAACCCCAACGCCGACATTGTTTCGAGCGTGGAGGCACTGGGCGAGCACATCGACAGCATTGCCCGGGCCGTGGCCAACATGAAGGTCCAGATGAATGGCCGGAAACTGGTGGGCGAGATCATCAACGACGTGGACGAGGGGCTGGGGAAGATCAACCGGAGGAACAACCGATGATGGGACGGAGCGCAACTGACCCGGCGCTTTCCTCAAAGATCCCCACATTTGCGGGGCTTATTTTTAAGGTATATGACAATGCAGGGGCTTCCCGGGAATACAGCACGAGAGACTTCAACCTGGTCCCCCTGAACCCCCTGCATGCCAATGCCTTTGAGGAAAAATACGAGACGATGGACTTTCCTTCCTACCACGGCACGCCGGAAAAGGCTCCGCTGGGGAAGAGGGTGTTCCAGAACTCGACCGGGAGCTGGGACTTTTATTATGTGGCGGACGGCGTACCACATTCCAGCTGGGATGACTACGGACGGCACGCCATGGACGATGTGCGGGAGCGATGCGGCATCCCCGACAAGACCGAACAGAGCATTCGGCTTTATCCCGACTGGTCGAGCCGGGAAGGTGACTGGACAAGCACCTATTTCCGGCTGATGCGGATCATCCAGGGAAGAGAATGCGAGGTGCGGATGGAACTGGGCGGAACCGTGCTCTCCACCGCGCAGACAAGAAGCTACAAAGGGCGCTGCTGGATCAGCAACGTCAAGAACGGCAACGACGGACGGGTGACGCTGACCATCTCCTATGACTTCCAGCCGCCTGCCGACATGCTGAGTTAAGGAGGAGCCATGTACCATTCCATCACCATTGGTGACAAGAACACCTGGGACGACTGGAAGATGATCCCGGTCTCCCGGCCTGTGGTGGCTCCCCCGGTGGAGAAAGTCCTCTCTGTGAACGTGCCCGGACGAGATGGAACCACCTACCTTTCCAAGAGCCTGACGGGTTACCCGGTGTTCAAGGCCCGGGAGGGAAACTGGGAGTTTTATCTGGATACGGACGAGTGGCGGGGACAGAACCTTTCGACCCCTGTGGGAACCGGAGCGCTGGAGTATCTTTCCAGAGCGCTGGCGAAGAGCAACTCGATCCCGGCACAGACCAGGGTGCGGCTAGAGGATGACCCGGCGTTCTTTTATCTGGGGCGTGTCTGGGTGAACGGAGGCATCAAGCAGAAGAACGGACGCAGCGTCGTGACCTTTGCTTACAGCCTTTACCCGTTCAAGTTCCTGTACGACAACATTCAGGAGGACTGGGTGTGGGATACCTTTGGGTTTGAGACCGATCTGGCCGTGCCCTACTGCAAGGACATCCCCATCAAGGCACTCCAGAGCAAGACCTTCCGGATGCCGCCCAGCGAAAAACCGAGCCTGCTGCAAGCAAAATGGACCGGTAGCGGTTATGTGGGGGTTACACTGGCAAAGAGCCAGACCTACCCCTACGAAAAAGCAAAAGAGCTGGGACTTCCGGCGGTGTCAGTTTCGCCCATCCCGGCCCAACTGAGCGAGAGCATGGGAAAGGTGGACATCGGCCTGATCGACAACGATCTGCGATATGACGTGTACGAAGTGCGGGTGACTGGCCTGATGGCGGGTGAGGGAACGCTCAACCTGTATTACCAGCCAGCGTATCTATAAACCTCTCCGTCAGCTTTACGAAATTTCAAAATGGATGCAGAAAGGAGGGAGGAGCCATCGGATATCAAGTTTATGCGGGGACCATCTCAAAGAAGACGGAGACCTTTAACGGTACGAGCGCTCTGGGGTTCCAGTGGGACACCCGGGAGTGCATCTTTGATTCCCAGGGCGACACGATAGAGGGAAGCGTTTCCAACCGTTTCCTCGAAGACCCGGTGCTGAACCTGGCCAAAAACGAGTTCGGCAGCTTTGAAGCGACCATCCCATACCAGATCAACACTGCATTCGGTAGCTACAAGAACCCCGTGTACACTACCCTGAAGTATGAGAAAACATGGCTGGTGGTGGAAGAGGACGGCAAACCGATCTGGCTGGGTTACGTGACTGAGACGGAAAAGCTGTTTGACCTGAGCTACAAGCTGTATGCTGAGGGCGTGCTGGGATATCTCCAGCGATTTGTGCCGAAAGTGAACGGCGGAACCTACTACCTGACCACCGACAACCCGCTGGAGCAGTGGTCGAGCGTGCCCTCCAACAGCATTTTCTACCTTGCAACGCAGGCCCTGAAGGACTACTATCAGGGACCTTACGGGACCTTTGGCATCGGGAAGGTGAACATCCAGCCCGGGCGCACCATCGACACCTCCAGCAAGGGAACCCTGTTCGAGAGCCAGTGGAGCCTGCTGAACACCTTTTTGCTGGAAGAATACGACGGATATCTGCGGACACGGATCGTGCGGGCAGATAACGGCACTGCGGTATGGCGGGTGTACATCGATTACCTCGTGGAAACGGATACCACCACGACACAGACCATTGAATATGGCGTGAACCTGCTGGATTTCAGCTATGTGGAGCAGATGTCCAGCGACGTGGTGACCCGTGTGACCGCATACGGCACCCAGACGACCACCAGCGGATGGTGGATCTTCAAGACGACCACCGTGAGCGCGATCTCGGAGACGGTGCGGGACGAGGCGGCAGAAGCAAAGTACGGCATCATTGAGAAGTGCATCCAGGTCGATGGCAACACGAACAACGACAACCTGCGCAAAGAAGCACAGACCGAGCTGAAGGGGTACAAGCAGAACATCGAGCCTGTGATGACCCTGACCGCTTACGACCGGGTGGACAGCGGGGAAAGCAATGACCGACTTGGATTTCTGATCAAGACCCACATCATCTCCAGCCCCCACGAGATCGACAAGTGGCTGGTGTGCACCAAGCTGAAGCTGCCGCTGGACGCACCCAACGAGAAGCAGTTCACCTTTGGTCTGACCCCCGAGAAGCTGACCAAACAGCAGGTGCAGAAGCAGGCCATGGACAGCGTATGGACGATCGCACAGGCGATCATCAGTTTCCTGAACCAGCTGCTGGGCAACCTGAGCAGTTCGTAAGGGTTCAAAATGGAGGAGGTTGAGAATAGGAATGGATTTTGATGCGATCATTACGGGCATCCGGAAGGCGATCTATGGCCGGGAAGTCCGTGAATACATCGCCAGCTCGATGGAGTGGACCCGGGACTTTGTGAACCAGAGCATCGCCAACATCAAAGAGCTGCTCCGTCAGGCCGAAGCGGCACGGGATGCGGCAAAGGCAAGCCAGGATGCCGCCAAGGTGAGCGAGACCAACGCCAAGGCAAGCGAGAATGCAGCCAGGGTAAGCCAGAACGCTGCGGCATCCTCTGCTTCTGCGGCGGCAGGTTCGGCCAGTGCGGCAAAGACCAGCGAGACCAATGCCAAGGCAAGCGAGAATGCGGCCAAGACCTCGGAGACCAAGGCGAAGACCTCGGAGACCAATGCCAAGGCAAGCGAGAATGCGGCCAAGACCTCAGAGACCAACGCGAAGACCAGCGAGACCAACGCCAAGAGCAGCGAAACAAAGGCTGCCACCAGCGCTGCCAACGCCAAGACCAGCGAGACCAACGCGAAAGCCAGCGCCGACAGCATGGGGACCAGCGTAGCCACCTGCACCGCCAAGGCCAAGGAAGCCGAAGCAAGCGCAGGGAAGGCCAAGACCAGCGAGGGGAATGCGAAGACCAGCGAAGGAAACGCCAAGGCCAGCGAGAACGAAGCCCGCCAACTGGTGGAAGCGGCCAAGAAGGTGGTGAACACCGACAAGACCCTGACCATTGACGGCGCACCTGCGGACGCAAAGACCGTGGGCGACAAGTTCAAGAGCATCAAGACCGACTGGAATTCCGTGACGGATAAGCCGAGTACGTTTCCCTCTACGTGGGACAGCGTGAGCGGGAAGCCGAGTGTGTACCCCACGAACTGGGATAATGTATCGGGGAAGCCGAGTAGTTATCCACCGAGCGCGCATGGTCATTATTATCTCGCAGATGAGGGAGATAATCGATCTACTGCAACAATACCGGATAACTATAATAACTTTCCGAATTCGCCACACGGAGGAATCGCGTTCAGAGGGCTTAAGCAATGCCCGGCAATCGGTTTAAATATTGGCAGAGACTATGCATATCTGCTTGGACTTCGCGGATGGGGCGATTCGTTTGGCGGCAACGCCCATGAAATTGCGTTCACAGATAACGGAATCTACGTTAGAAACGGCTCAACTACTGCTTGGGGCAGTTGGAACAAACTGAACACCAACACCATCACCTCCCAAACCAGCGACCCCGGTGCGGGAAGCAGCCTTGCAACCGGCTCTATCCTGCTGGTGTACGCATAAGGAGGACGGAACATGGCAATTTATACCGGAATCGGCGGAAGTGCCAAGTCGGTCTCCAAAATCTACACCGGCGTGAATGGTGCCGCAAGGCCAGTATACAAGGGCTATATCGGCGTGGACGGCGTGGCCAAGAAGTTCTATGACGGCGGCAATCCCATCAGCTCTTTTGCATTGGGGACGGAATTTGGCATTGCAGACCCGAGCGGCACTACCCGCTGGTATAAGCTGGTGCACAAGGGCGTTCCGGGCGGTGGGTTATACGACAGCACGGCCAACGGTGCATGGCTCTGGAGGACGAACGTTGCAGGCTCAACAGCGATCGATAGCAGTAACTACATCTACGGTTACGAAGGGTGGGCACTGGACAACTGGTGTGTCAACTACCCGGGCGGAAATATCACACCCAGTGTAGCAAACCGCCTGATGACCGTGCATCTGCCCTACGTGAAGCGGGCGGATTACAGCTCGGCCAAGGTTTCCTCCGGCTCAAACGGCCTTTCGAGAAAGTGCTTTCTGCTTTCCGCGGTCGAGATGGGTGTTTACACCTGGCAGGGCATAGGTGGTCTGATGGCGCAGGAGGGTGCAAAGCTGGACTACTTCGACTACACGACTGCTGCCACCGACAAACGAAAAGCAGACACTGAATACTGGACACGCTCCAAGCGAAGCTACAACGGCAACTATATGTACACGTT